CTACCGCCATTGTACTAATAGAAGTGCCACTCTCTTTAAACTCGCCTGCGCTGATTTCAAACACTTCTCCATGTACTTCTTTCAGCCAGTTGCGGAAATCAATACATTTCTTTTCCGAAGCGAATTTCCAGTGTTGGCTGGTTATTGCTGCAAGCGTGCCGNCCGGCAAGCATAACCAGCCAGTCGGCAACATCGGCCGGAGTCTCAAAAAACTGGTATTCCTGTTGAAGGTTACACCGCTTACCTTCTTTCAAAATGGGAAACACACGTTCCGGATTAAACGGAAATGTGAAACCCTGTATCTTCCCACCTTGCCATGAGCCTCCGGCTTCTTCTATCCACTTCTTTGCTTCAGCATAAGACTTTTTGTTAAATTGAACTTGAGGAAGTTTCAGAACACCGTCCTCAAGAGTACAATGTTTCAATATCTCTTCCACACTCCATTTTTTGCCTTCGTCAGCCTGCTTTTTCTTTTCAGCTATCGGAACATCCGGCGCTAACAGTGAAGATATTTTTTCTACAACTATGTTGCTTGCGTCCATGAAGGCACTGACGCAAGATATCGCTTCGATCAAGAAATCGGTGTCAACATGCCCGGTATTGTCATAGATGTCTACCCCTTCGGTCATGGATGACAGTTCATTGAGCTGCGCAACACTACCATGTAACGTTTCGATTAAAATCTTTTTTTTGTTCGTCATAACTTTTCTGTAAATAAATTCTTGTTGTGTCTACACTTCCATGACCGAGAAGATCGGCCAGTTGAATAACATCTTTGTTTTTTTTCAGGAACATTTTAGCGAAAAAATGTCGGAAGGCATGCGCGTGCATCTTCTTTAAATCAATGCCGCAATGTTTCCCCCATGCTTTCAAGTGCTGGGAAAAGCCACGCTGTGTGATCGGGCCGAATCTCCCTACCGCAAAAATCCCGGTCTTACCATATTCCTTAGCGTAAACCTTCGCTTCCTGCTGCAATTGCTTTTGGAAGAAAAAACGTCTGTACTTGTTACCTTTACCTTTCAATGTAACCTCACCACTAATTATATCCTCCCATGTAAATCGTTGAAATTCCGACAGACGGGCGCCCGTTGTACCCAATACCTTGATAAAAAAGTAGTAATCCTTATTGTTTTTTCCCTTGAGATATTCCAACAGCCGGTTATATTCCTCTTCGGTCGGCACATTGTTCACATCAAGCTTGCGCTTTATTTTAGGACGCTTCAGTTCTATAGGCTTCTTCAGCCATTTAGAAAATCTTTCGATTGCTGTAATCCGCAACCGGATGGTAGCGGGAGATAATTTTTCTTCTTCAAGACTTTTTATAAACCTCCTGCAATTATCCATGTTTACCTCATTGGCGTATTCGAAATACTTCTTTATGGATGTGTAATATACATCAACTGTATGAGAAGAGTAATCATTGTTGTCAGTCAGCCATATAATGAAATCATGAAGTTGTTTCTTGTTCTTCTCCGAAATGACATCAAGTTTTTCCAAAGGTTTCACCGTCTTTTCCCTTTTTCCATATCCGATGTTGAGAAAGGATAATAGATCGCATATAGCTGAGCACATTAATGAATGACGCACCATGACATCTGCATTTTCACGCTTGTAATTCAAATAACCACGGCGGTTCACTTCTTTGGTCATTTCTAAAAAATCCGTGACATGCTTGATATATTTCCCGACAGTATCATAAGTCCTGCCTGTTGCGAATAAGTAAGAAATATAATCAGTTAATATCTTCTGTCTGTCATTATTCATAATTTATCTGTTTCGAATCAAACTAGACCAGCCCACTCATTAATCGTAGCATTCAAAGCCCCCATAACAAGCATCTTGTCACTTTCGTCATACTCCATAAGCACCTCCACTGTCCGGTCACCATTACAATCATTGTATTCCCTTCCTGTTTGAATATTGACAGGAAGACCGTTCTCGTGGACTGCTTCAAGCCATGCCTCAAGCAATCCTTTATTCATTTCTATTTTAGCACTTTTCATAATTTCTTACTTTAGCAATAACAGACGATCCATTCTTCTTTATACCAATCTCGTCCAACACCAATACATCAGGATATTTTGTCACCCATTCCGGAAAATAATTTGTTGTCAGAACAACAGTAAAATCACCTTGGAAATAATCCCCTCTGACCAACGCCTCGTAATACTGTAACTGCCATTCCGGGATGTCATCAAACACCATTACATCAACATTTGTATCAATATGTTCCAAGAAACTTTTAAGACTTGATGATCTGACATCATAAAAAACACTACGCTTGTTTTCGCACATTTGAAGTGCCAACTGAGTTTTTCCACACCGAGGAGCTCCTACTAATAGTATTACTTTCATATCATTCACAATTTAAGTTTATCACATTTATTAATTTCTACTAC